CCGTATTTTTCATTAAATTTATTTACAAACTTATTGACCACTAACGAATCGATATCTTCCACCGGCACCTCGGCCTCAACGAGATTCGTCATATTATCTACAATCTGGCCCTCTAGAATGACGGAGTTCTTGGGAGACAATTTTGTGGAAAATAATTGTGCGATAGAGGCAAGTGTTTTATAGTTTGGGACATAGTTGTTAAAAACTCCGGATGAAACTTCGGTGTTAATGTCCTTAATCAGTTCGGTTTGTTGTTTAAACAAGCCATGAGGATCGATAAGGCGCTGGGCCATTTTTGTCTCTTTCATGATCTTTTCCGACAGGCCTCTCTCTAGATTTTGATTTTCGTATAACGAACGATAACACTGTAGCTCTTTATATAATTCGGTTCCAGGTCTGAAGTGTTTTTTCATTAGCTTAACGATTTGGCGTTTCCGTTGGCTTTCTCCTCTGAGCATCGCCACCGTTGCCTCTTTAATAAGAGCTTCATAAATAAACGCAGTATTGCGCTTTTTGTTGTGCTTATTTTTCATCTTTGTTCTCCGTCAATAAGTTCTTATTGGTCTCTAAATCTTGCAAAAGGTTCCTTATAGAATCGTTTATTTCAAAAAGTCGATCTTCTTCAGCTATTTCTCTCAAAGTATAAGTAGATTGCTGTTCTTCATAAATACCTGATGTTGCCCCATTCATTGTAGTTAGGGTCTTTAAATCTCCGTATCCTGGCATTACATTGCGCATGCCTGAACTGCTTTTTTCTTTGGAATATTGAGATGCTTGCGACCGGCTTCGGGGGCCCTTTGTTGCGCGACCATCGCTACGGACGGGCTTGTATTTACTTTTTCCATGAGGCCCGTCATATTGACGTGTGGCCTTTCTCTTCTTAGGTCCCAGGCGGGGGCTGGCCCGGGTTCCGGGGGGAACTGCCAAAAGAGGGGAATCATCCCCTCCTGCATCTCCTGCGGGTTCAGGAGCAGCATCGGAAGCAGGCATTTCTTCACCACCTCCCAAGTCGGCATCGAGGTCACCGCCTAGGTCAGCACCTAGGTCACCGCCCAGATCGCCACCCAAGTCGCCACCAAGTCCGCCGGCGGCATCTGCGCCGCCCTCAGCGACCTGTTGTAGTTCGGCGTCATGGTTGCGATCATAGAACATTTCACGTTGGTTGCGAATAAAGTCCTCATGAGACATGCCGAAGATGTGTTCAGTGACCCATCGTCTAGAAAAATATCCTTCGGTAGCGGAAGCGGCAATGTCAAACTTCTGCTTCCAGTGCTCAAGCTCTTGAAGTTCGGAAATCTTAGAAGGATTGTTAAGCGATAATTCAAAATTCAGCAGATCATCTCCGCGGAATCCTAGAGTATAAAGATGAATAATTCCAATCTTTGTAAGCTCGGCAATAATAACGCGCTGGAGACGTTGGATTGTGCGCGCAAATCGAATGTCTTTTTGAGCTAGTGTGGTCTTATCTTCTTCTGCTCCCTCTCCCATTGTCAGGTAGGATTGTGGAATTTTAAGAGCAGAAAACAATTTGTCGCGCAAATATTTTACATCATCAATTTGAGTAATATTTTGGCCGCCGGCAAGATTTTGGATATCCGTTACAGAACCAGCACGAACTGGAATAAAGTAATCTTCCTCGATGCTCATAGGATTATAGCGCAAATCAATACGACCGGTGCTGTCATCAACAACTGAATTTCGTTTAAGTTGTGTGACGATTTTTTGCATGTATTGTTCCACCTCTTGGGGAGGGACTGATCCTACATCGATCTTAAAGACACGACGTTCGGAGGAGCGGACTACTCGATACGCCATCATCGCATCCTCCATCAGAACCAACTGGCGCCAGATGCGACGGGCAGCTTCTAAGATAGAGGTACCGTACGGTGCATACTTGTCATTTCCTAAAATACGAAAATGAGCCATCTGCCAATTTTCAAAAGTCATGCCGGCACTATTCCACTGATATTGCAGGTAATTGGGGTTCGTCGAATCTAATCCTTCCAGACGCTCAACTTCACCGGGTGGCAACGCGATGACCGACTGAACTCCATATTTGTCATCAACATCAAGGTAAAGGAAAAAATCACCATACTTGCACATTGTTCTGGCCCACCCAAATAGGTTGGATTCAATATTCAAAATGTTGGTAAACAACACAGCTAGAACCGCTTTTAATTCTTCGTTAGGGCATTTAATCCGAAGCATTGGGCGCAAATCAGAATAAGTGGTCATCTCATCGGCATAGATATCCAGTGTTGATGCAATCTCTGGCGTATATTCCATCTGATCAAAATCGACATAGCGCTCGGTTCGGCGCTGGTTCTGAATCGCATTAGTGGCGATAGTGTCAAGTGGATTATATTGGGACTTCTTAAACTGTTGACCTGACGCTGTTTTAAACTTTGAGGAAAACTTGTCTAAGTGCTGGCGTCGGATCCGTCGACCAGATTGCGATCGGTAATTTATGATGGGGCCTGAGAACAGGCGCGTTAATCTTTTAAAAAGAGTTGATTGTTTGTTTTTGGGGTTTCTATCAATAGGTGGCATTTACTTTCTCACTTTATAATCCATTTGTGTTGGCTATATAATTGTTCTGCTTCAGTCATTTTATCAAAGATATTATCTTTTTTGTAGCCATCTTGTCCTTTAATTTGTGTATTCATTGTTGTTTTGGAGGTATAAATTGCTTCAACAAATGCTTTTTGATAATTTAAATCGCGCGCATTGGTCTGTAACGCAGTGTCCCTAACCCAACAAGCAATAGCCAACGCCATGATAAGATCATCGTTATAGCCCTTCATTGCTTGTGGTCTTCCATTCCTCCAAATAAAGGTTTTCATCTCGTTAGTGGTGCGAGAAGAATACACCTTAATTAGTTTATTTCTGATAAACTCCTCCAATTTCGCTATGATAAGAGGTCTCGTTTTCATGGTAGTTGAAAATCCAGGCACGGCCGCAGTTCTAAGTTCGGCTTGATATTGTTCGATATACTCATGTGTTGATTTGATTGAGTGATAGATATTAGGATACGCATATTCCAATAATTTATCAAGAACTGCATATCCGACATTGTTGTTTTCCACAACTAACATACAGTTTCCATATTCGCGGCCTACCTGATTCAACATATTCGCAAACATATCAAGAGTAGGTTTGCCTTGATACTCGCCTATCACTTCTAAGGTTTCAAGCTTGACCATGTGAAAGGTGGAAAAATCGGCGCCGTCGCCTCGGGCTACATCAGCTACCATTAAATAATTACAGGTAGGATCAAACTCTTCCCAAATCCAAAAGTTACGGTCAAACCCAGTCCTATGTTTGGGTTCTTTAATGTTAGAAAGCAACCAACTCATGCAATCTGGATCGATGACTGTTTCACCTGACGTATTGAAGTTGCACTTTAATTCCTGTGCAATCTGTCTTTTAGACATGTTCTTGGTTTCTTTCTTATACCACTCCTCGGCGCGTTCTGGGTGTACATCCCACGGCAATGTGGTTAAGTTAAAGTTATTTACGCCTGCATGTGCATCTGTACACGTTTTGTGAAACCAATTACCCACACCATTGGGAGTAGACAATGCGATGCACCGACCACCGGTAGACAACGTGGGATACAAACCAGTCCACAGTTCTTCTAGACCTTCAATGTGTGCTGCCTCATCAAGAACCAAGAGAGACAACGCTTCAGAACGGCCGGCATCTCCAGAGGTTGAGGCCGCCTTAATTGAAGAACCATTTGATAATTCGAATGAGGTTCGGTTGTCAACGCTAATGGTTGCAATCTTTAGCCAATCAGGCAAGTGGCGCATTATCTGCTTAACTTTTTTAACTAGGTTGCCTGCTGTTGCAAACTTAGTAGCCATAACCAGAATGGCCTTATCCCTATGAAACAACATCATCCATACGATATAACCGGCTGTAATTGTTGATATTCCCAGCTGTCGAGCTTTAAGGATTACATTGAAACGGTAATCATTAAAATCTTTTAGCAGCTCATCTTGAAAATCATAGGTATCAAATAAAATTAACCCGTGTAACGGGTGAGAAATGCGGGCGTATGTTTTAAGGAAATATGAGGGATCTTTCCCGCATTTTAGTATTTCTTTAACGCGCTGCTTTTTGTCTAGTTGAAAGCTCATACATCTTCATTGTCTGCTTGTATATCTAACAACTCTTCCGCCACATCGTACATCAGGTTCCTATAGTCATCCGACGTCATCTGGATTCCTTCCTCGCGAATTAATTGTGCCATCAGGTCTTCTGCCTCTTGGGGCTCTACTCCCATGGTGGCTTCGTTGGCTCTTCCGCCGGCAGCAAAAATTTTCTGTGCTATCTCCTTCTGAAGCGAAACAAATCCTTCGGGATACTCATTGGTCAAATCGTGATAGGGTGCGCTTTCTCGCAAAACGTCGCGGACAAGTTCTTTAAGTCCTTCGAAATCAAGCACCTCCTCAAATCCCATTTTCTTTCCTAGTTGTCTCTTGCGTTGCGATATGGCCTTTCCAGAGTACGGAGATGGCGGCTCTTCATCATCTTCTGGTTCATAAATCTCAACTCCCGGCAATTTTTCAAAGACGGCTTGAAAGATGTCTTGTACTTCCTGCGGGGACATGTCCGTCACCAATGCTGCAATCTGATCTTCCGTAGAGGGTGGGGCGCCAGCTGGCATATCCATAGCATACGTTTCGCCTGGCTCTCTGCCTTCTGGGGGCGCATCTTTCTTCATGGGCCTAGACATTGTTTGGGTGTCGGTATGAGGGAGACCTTTTTCAGAATCTGGATCATGGTCGGGTTCATAGCTTGCGGCGCCCGGGTCTGTGCGTGGATCATAATCAGGATCACCCTTGATCTTGCGTAGTAATTTTAAGGCGTCATCCCAATTTTCTGTTAGGTTTTCTTCTTTCAGATATTCTTCTAGAATGATCTGATATAAATTTTCACGGGTCATGTTCATGACTATCCTCCTTACTCTTTAGGGCGGCTATCATTCTTGGGGCGCTTGCCTTTCCATCCCCCAAGCTCTAAAAAGGACTGCCAGTTTTTCTCTACTCTGTCTTTTGATTCGGCCTCGATGTGCATTTCTTTGTCCAGGCCGCCAATCTTATAATGTTTCTTGGCTTGAATCCAACTGCGGATCCTAGAGGTGCTCTGAACCATCACATCTACTTCTCCCTCTTCTGTTAGGGTTATGGAGTTCCCTGTGACCTTGCGATACTCTTTCTTGAGCCATGACACGATGTCGGTCAATCTTTGATCTACTTCACCTTCAAACCCATTTGCATAAACCTCTTTAAGTTGAACTTCAGATTGATAGGTAAGACACATCATGTTGCCATAAATTTTTACCTTAAATCCGTCCATTACGCGATGATCTAAGATGGGATCCCCCTCTTCTCGCTGGAGACCTACCTTGATTGCTTCCCCGTCTTCCGTCAGGGCGCCGTCGTATGCATTAGCAGCGGCTTGGTTGAGCCCCTTTATGATATCATAAATTGATGTTTCTTTTTTCTTGGCCATAATATTATTAAACTCCTAAAATTTTATCGATCTCGTCGACCAGCTGCTTTAATCTTCTAGCTACAGCGCCGCTCAAGATGTTGCCTGATTTGGCTGCTTGGGCTAATCTTTTAGATGTCGCAGCAATTGCGGCTCGTTCCGCGTCATCGATCCCACCCTGAACCATTGCTTTGCGTTGGGCCATGCTTTGGGCCCCGACTTCACCGGACTTCAACTTATCCACGTCTTGTTCTTCCAAAACTTCCTTAATAATCTCTCTCAAGGTTTCTTTATTTATTTTCATCTGGTCTCCATCCTTTTAGCCACCTTTCTTCTCTGTCTTCAACATACTGAATGTAACAACCAAAGCAACATTCAAATTTGGTGAGACAAACATCATCCATCGATTTCCTTGGAAATGATCCGCAGACCGAGCATGATATCAAAGATTCTCTAGTAAGTAGTTTTTTTGAAACCTTTATACCATTAATATCAATTTTCTCTTGCTGCTGTTCGTTTTTCCTCATTTTTTGATAGAACTCGCGCATTTGGGAGAGATACTCTTTTTCTTTGTTCTCATCCCAATTGGCCCTAGGGTTGGCCACTGCATCCGCACCGTACTTTTCTGATATTGCCTTTTCAACTGCTGCGATATGATTTAGATCTTTATCTTTCATTGAACGTTCTGTATGCTCCGTAGGTGGCCGCCGATCCCAGCACAACACCTCCCACAAACCACCACGTTTTATTTCGTGGTGACGTCTTCTTTAGGGACTTAACTAGTGATGCTATCTCTTTATCCTTTTGTGCTACAAACAGATCATATTCTTTAGTGAGGGCGCGGTGTTCTATCTTTAAAGTTTCAATTTCATACCTGTGAAGTTCTGATTGTTTGCGTAATTCATATTGCACCACATTGTCGCACGCATATTGAAACCGATCATATCCAGATAATACCTCAGAAATAGCTTGCTTGTTGAATAGCACCCCTTCGAATGGGGCGCACTGCTTTTTAGCTAAAATAGTAAATTGGCCTTCTTCGGCTAGAGCCGGCGGCGATATCATTAACAATAAACTAAGGAGCCACATATTCAATTCCAAGGGTTGTCTCTATATCTTTAATTAGTGCTTCCTTGTCTTCACTGAACTTTCTTGAATATTCTTTAGTTTTCTTTGCTCTTTCTTTTTCTAACTCTGCTAATGTATTCTCATAATCTTCTTCCACGATCGCCAATGACTCTAATACGCCTTCCATCAATATGGTCTTTGCTTGTATTTCTTCTTGATGGATTTCTTTCAACCCATCGATCTGAGCTTTCGATGATTCGATCTGAGTGGTGTACGCACTCTCCATCATGTGATAATCATACCGTGTTTTTAATACCACGACCAGAAGAAGCAATACGATCAGTATTGCTTTCCAGTTCTGTAATGTAAACTCTAATATTTTCTTCTTAATCATTGTGTCCTCGCAACCTAGCGATGCCATCAATAATCGTTTGGCCTCCGATATAGATTGCTGAAATGATTACCCAATCTTCACTGGTAACGTGTCCTGCGAATGTGAGTCCGGTTGCTGTTGCCCACACCATCAGCTTGCGTGATGTTAGTTTGGACAACCATGTATCAATAAACGCTTTTGTTTGTGCCATCATTTTTTACCTCTTATTTAATTTCACCTTTATCTCTCAGAACTTTTGCAACAATCGCATTGGCGCTTTCTTCGCTCTTTCCTTGGGTGCGTTGAATGCATTTGGATTTTCCCTTAAATGTAGTATATTTTTCTGAAAAACAATTTTCCTTTTCTTCTCCAAGCTCACCTGAGCCCTCTTTGTCTGGTCAGGTTTCTTCTCTCGCTTCTCCAAACTTTCCTAGAAACTTTTTTAAATCTA